CCCGCTTCTTAAATGCAGCCACAGCCGCTCTCCTCCGGCGTGCCAGCTCCGCTTCCCGCTTCTCCCGGTATGTCACCGGCTCCGCCAGAGGAATATCAAAAGCGGCAGCCAGTTCTTTCGCGGCTTCATAGTTGCTCGTATCATGGTACAACGCTACAAACTTGATTTGGTCACCACCAGTTCCACACGTAAAGCAGTAAAATCCCTTTCCGTCCGGATATATTTTAAGGCTCGGATTCTTATCCTGATGGAAGGGGCACTGACACAGCCCCTTCCGATTAAGCTGCAGGCCATAATACTCCGCCACTTGCTGCATGGAGACCGCTTTCTTTACCTTCCGGAACAGATCCGGATTATAACCTTTCATTATCATTAATCTTCAAACCTCGTATGACCGAGAAGTCCCTCCATTGCAAACATCCAGCCGTTCTGTCCTATATCATCAGCACAATGGATTCCGCCCTGCAGGCTTCCTATGTCGGAATTATCAATCAGACGCATATCAAACTCATCCGGATCCGGAAACCCTCTCCGGATGAGTCCTGAACGATACCCTGGGATTAATAACGGAACTTCCGGCCTTACATGAAAGGGATCCCTTCCTCTCCGGTTCCTTCCGGGATATTCACAAAACCGTCACTGTCCATAAAAGAAGGGGGCGCCGCGGCATCTGCCGGATTTGGTCTACCGCCTCCGGCTCCTGTCACTGGCAGCAGCTCATCTTCCGGCACTTCCGCTTCTGCCAGGCCGGCAACGCTGCGGATTCGCCACAGCTCCGTCGTCATTGCGCGCTCTCCATTATCCTTTTCGTACTGCCGGCGGCGGAAAATACCACCGAATTTTTTATTGACAAGCGTTTTCTCATTGTCTTCCTTATCCCACTGGAAAGTGAAATTGTTAGACCTCTCAATGGCAGTAACAACACCCTTGAGCCATGGCGTTCCCTTATCATCCATGTTCTGTTTAAAGACACCTCTCCATTTGGCTTTTGGATTCGTTTCTTTTTCTGCTTTAAACTGCTTATCATAAAAGTCTGCATACTCTCCTTCCGCAATATCGTACAGAATTACAAACTTTCTCCACTCATGCCCGCTCTTATCTGTATCCGTCACTTCGGCAACCTGACGAATTTTACAAACATATTTTCCTTTTGGAAGGGCCTGAAATTCGCCCGTATAAGCTGCCGCCTCATCATATCCCTGTGGTTTCTTAATCATTTTTCTTATCCTCCTCTAAGTTCTTCGGGTTCTGAATCCCGTAATATTCTCTGATTGTGTTGTCTACCATTAAAAGATCGTTATCAATCTCAAGCGCCTGGAACATCCCCATTGGAGACTTACTGACCGCGCCATTTGCCGACTGGGTAATAAACCGGTGATCCTCGCCATCTAACACACACCGCAGCACAATCGTAAACATTCCTTCCACACATACTTTCTCATCCAGCAGTTTCCCGATGGTCTTCGGTTTAACATCGCCGCTGTCGTCCTTATCTTCGTGCATCATAAAGTACACGATCTGGTCTTCCCGCATAGTTACCACGAACTGAATCAGACTCCAGAACCGGTCTCCCAGATCATTGTAAAGGGAGAATACGCCATTCCCTTTTCCAGCGTTACTGTGGCCCCGCATGAACTGATTCGTAATAAGATATCCGGCATCGTCAATTACCACTGATTTCTGCTGACAGCCTTTAAGCGCTGTCATAATCTTATTGTAGTCATCGGATTGGACTGCCGGGATCTTCCCCTTAAATGGGAGCGGCTTTTTCAGGACATTGATTAGGGCAAAATCCTTACCCACGCAATTTCTCATACTTGCACTTTTACCGGCCCCGCTCCGGCCTATAATTAATACTGGCACTGCCATGGCTTCCTCCTTAATATGGCAGCGAATCTTCCGCTGCTTCCTCTCTCCCGTCTGCCGGTTCCTCATCTTCCTGACCTGCATTATCCGCAATCCAGTCATCCTCAAAAAAGCTGATGCCGTTCAGACGTGGAAACAACACTTCCAGTGCCTTATTCCCTGGTGATTCCGTATGTACCCAATAGATTGTCGTTTCATTCTTCCAATAGAGCACGCCGGCAAGAAAACTCGGCCTGGTTGGCATCACCTCCACGGTTGTATCCAGTTCGCTCCGCGATATCACCCGGTCTGACAGGGACCGATCCGCAACCACGAATCTCAAATCGCTGTGCTTCTGGCATACGATATACTCATGAGGCCAGGCAAACAGCATTACCGGCGCCACTACGGCAAAATCTTTTGCTGCTTTCCACTGCTCATACGGATCCGGATAATCGAATACAGTCTCCGGTTCCGTATCTCCATCTGGATTAATCTTAAAAAGATAGCATTCTCCTGCTTCCGGCAGATCTCCGATCAGCTCCATGATTGCAGCCTTGAACTTATTCGATGCGTACGGTATTTCAATATACAGCCCCCAGTTATCGGAATAAACCAGATAATGGTCATTCACATTCCCTACGATCAGGCCGTGCTTCTTCAAACTGGCCTTCATGATCTTCTTCAATTCTCCTGTTTTTAAGAACATCTTCACAATCCCCTTTCCTGTTTCTCTCATTGCTCTCATCTATTCCGTGCCGTACCAATGCAAGTACCATATCCATTTCCTCGAAAGACAGATGCCACACGCCTGTAACCATGAGTTTTACAACCCGTGCTGCAACATCCATCAATACCTGCATACGGAACGGAGTCATATCCCCGCCGCCCATCAGCGGATCCCCAGATGCTCCCCACGCGGTTCCAGATGCGCCCAGTCTACCTGGCGCTCGGATAATAAGGCGCGGACCGCATCTCCGTTTACCTTCGGTGGCTGCGGAATCAGGAAGCGGCCCGGGATATCGTCAATGGCTCCGTCAATGACCAGTGGTTCCTGACCGCCGTTCTTTGCCACGCTGATCGTAAAGAGGGGTGTCTTAATCTTCGTCTTTCCTATAGCCTTCATGTTCTCCATGAGCGTTGTCTTCAAAGCCTTCTGGCGGTTTTCCAGACTTGTCCTCCGGGCATTCAGGCGGGATTCTTCCGACTTTAACGCCTCAATGTCAGCTTTCATGCCAGTAATAATAATCGCATAGGATTCTGCCTTATCCTCGAACTCCCCGAAAATAGCTTCCATGGTATCTCGGATTGTCTGCTCATCCGTTTCGCCATCATAAAGCATCTGCTCCAAAATCTCGTACTGCTCTGATAATTCGTATAATCTCATCTCGTAATCCTCCTTACCAATCTACTTCGTCTGGGCTGATCGCCCCATAATGTCTTTGCGGTACCGGCTGTTTACAGTTCACAGGCTCCGGCGGCAATGCCTCGTCAATCGCCTCCAGTACCTCAATCAGTGCCTCGGCCATCATATCCCGCCTCACCAGTATTTTTTCAGATATACATTTCACGCACTCAGCCATAGTCTCCTGGCTGAATCCGATCTCGTCAATATTCAGTGCAATGCTGCCATAATCACCACTAATGATAATCGCCGGCTGCTCTGCAAGCATCTTTGTAGCAGTCTCGCACAAGTCAATTCCGTCCTTTAAACGGTTGACTCTTCCCAGCGTAGCCTCTGCGCGTTTCATTAATTCATTTTTTACCATCTTGCACTCCGTTTCTCCCTCTGTTATAATGAGGGTGTAAAATTGTTAGTAGTTACCTTGATTCCCCGGCTGTTCCCGCAGCTGGGGTTTCGTATTTTTTGTAGATACGGATCTTGTCATAATCCGGACTCTCTCTGTCAAGAAATCCATTGACTAGATTACATCCCTGTTCATGATGCACCCACACGTCTATATACGGCTCACCGTACTCCACGCACCATTCATAGAGCAGGTCCGTGATCGCCCCCAGATCTTCCTTCTTTTTACTCATTCTCTCACCTCCCCAGCCCTATGCGTAACCACCAGTTGTCCCAACTTCCAGCCATTCCTTTTCACCATAGTTATCATAGCGATATATATGTCCACTCAAAGGAGTTTCCGCTATCACCATGAGACAACAGCGTCCCTGAAACTGCTCTGAAATATCCGCCAGCGTCAGATATTCTACAGGGCTGTCGTCCGGTTCGTATTTTTTCCATACCGGCTCCAACACAATGTGCTCAGGCCCTTCTTCAGCGATATCCTCCTTGCAGCACAGGACGATAACTATATCGTTCATGCTGTCAAAATATGTTTCTTCGGCATTAACTCTCTTCACTGCCTTTCTCCTCTCTCACAACGCTTACAACGCTTCCAGTGAAGCGCAAACTGCTAAAATGATAATCACCCCGGCCACAAAGATAACCGCCGGCATCAGCCACCGCTCCGTTACTTCCAGCAGGCGAGATCGGCTGTCGTCCTCGAAGTCGTCGAGGTTGTCAATGTATTTCTGCATTCTGAATCACCTCCCACTGCTTGTCCATCGGTACCGCTATTAAGCGGTTTCATCTTTCTGTACCTCGTCTTTCTTTTTAATAGATTTTACAGTCACTGTTGCTTCTCCTCGTGCAGTCAAAATTCTTGCAAGGGCTTCAAATGCCTTTTCCACGTTAAGGCTATTTACTGCGATTACAGTATCTTTCATATCACCACCCCTCTCTGATAGATTGTATGTCTGACTGGTTGTACTACTTGCGTTGTCCTTCATTTTCCATTGACATGCATGTTCGATAGTGGTATATTTGCCATATCGAACATAAGTTTGTTTTAGGCATCATTTTCAACCGTGAAAAGGTCCTTAAGTTCTGAATCAGGAAAGTATGTTTGCTGGATTCGCACACACTCTTCATAGAGCCATTGTGTTGTTCCGTTAAACCTTGTGTGAATTGTGCTGTAAGACAAATCAAGCATTGCAGCTATTTCTTTCCTGGATATGCCATACCTTTTCATTTCTGCTTCTAAGTTCTTGCAGTTAATTTTCACAGTTTTTATTCACCCTCTTTCTAGTTTTGCGATATACCGCAATTTATAAATATACTATATTGCATTATATCGCAATTGTCAATAACTTTTTGCAGTATTTCGCAATTTATTATTTACATATTGCAAAAAATAGTGTATTATCAAACTAGAGGTGATCATATGGAGAGAGCACAGATTTTACGAAATATTATGGAAGAAAAAAACATGAAAGTTGCTGATTTAGTACGGATTACAGGTATTGCTTATTCAACCATTAAATCTATGCTAGAAAATGGTATTGAAAAAACAAGTTATGTAAATGTTTGCAAAATCTGCGATGCGTTAGGAATTAGTACCGACGAGCTCGAAGCAATGGCAAATGATGGCTCCAAAGCAGTTCCTCAGCCCACCTATGCTGATGTAGAAAAACTCGTAGCCAGAAATGGAAAGAAAATGTCTGTTGAACAGAAAATGCGCCTGATACAGCTCCTGTCCGAAATTGAATTTGAGGACTGATTTTATTGAGAAATTATTTATGCTGCACCGATTTTAATAGAGCTGGACTTAACCGATTGCTAAGTTATGTATTAACTGTCTACAAGGAATGCAATATAACTGCTTTTCCAATTGATTGTTTTTCTATACTTAGGCATTATGGTTTTAAGGTTTTGAGTTATTCAGAGTTAAAGGAGATTAACTTTGAGTTATATACTTTATGCCAGAGTTGTACAGAAGACGCTTTTACTTACGAAAAAATCATTGCATACAATGAAAAAAGCTCAAATGAACGTATACGGTTTTCATTAATGCATGAACTCGGACATTTTATAATGAGTCTTCCTTCAACGGATAAATCATTTGAGGATCTCGCCGATTATTTCGCCAGTAATATTCTCGTGCCTCGTGCAACCATCTGGCATATGCGATCAGACAGTATCAGAGGTATCTGTCATACATATGGAGTATCCTGCATGGCAGCGAATCGAATATACGAAGATTATAAAATGTGCCACTTAAGTGAGTGCAAAGAAATAAATCAGGATATACATAACTGTTTTTTTCCTGTTGTTATACCGGAAATGACGGTGCCGAAACCCAAGCCTATCATTGAACAGAAAGAGCCTAAAGAAAAACACGCCACATGGGCAGAGTATCACGATATGCTTGAGAGATATTTTCCTGAGCGGTTACAGAATTATGTTCTGAGATAAAAATATTAAAATGTGGGCTGTCGCCTTTAATACGTCGAAAATAAAAGAGGAAGAAAGTATGAAAAAAGTAATATTGTCTGTCTTAATTATTGTAGGGCTTGTATGTGGCTGTTCTTCAAAAGAGTCTGAACCCGAAAAAAATGTTGAGATTATATTGGATGTTCAACAGTTCTGCGGCATATCCGAAGCAGAACTTATTGAAAAAATGGGAGAACCAGAATCACGTGAGGAATGGAATTATGAAGTAGGAAATCTTTATTCTCCTATAGTCTCCTGTTTTTATAACAATAATGAATTTGAATTTATGCTAAATAGCGATAAAGTTCAGCGTATTTCAATACATGCTGATTCATATAATCACACCGATGGGGCCCCCTTTACATTTGAGTCAAAGGACGATATTCTTCCAATGTTTGGAATTACTATTGAAGATGTAAAATACGCAAAAAAAATCGATACTAATAGCGCTTTAAGGTATCAAGATTTTGCAAATATAAAATCGTTTTGGATTCCCGAATATGAGAACAATTCATTTGATGAAGTCAAGGTAGATTTTTCAGATTTATTTGAATAGACGAAAAAAGCCCTAGGAGCTACCAACTCCCAGAGCTTTTCACATAGATTCTCTTGCCGGATCATTCCGGAAAGATATGTCTTTCTCGCAAATTGATTATATCATTTCCAGAATGTCCTGACAAGAGGTGTATTTTTTATACGCAAAATTAATACACTAGACCAAGGAGATGATATTATGGCAAAAACTCAGACCGCCCTTCAGCGCGTAGCCCTCTACATCCGTGTATCCTCCGATGAGCAGGCTGAACGTGGTGATTCTATCCGCGATCAAAAGGAACGCGGAACTAAATATATCGATGATCACCAGAACATGATCCTTCAAGATACCTATATCGACGACGGCGTTTCCGGCCAAAAGCTGGACCGTGATGATTTTACCCGCCTGATCGGGAATGTCAAAGCCGGCCTGGTCGATCTCATCATATTTACGAAATTAGATCGATGGTTCAGGAGTCTTCGCCATTATCTTAACACTCAGGTTATATTGGATAAATACAACGTAGCCTGGACAGCCATTGACCAACCTTATTTTGACACCTCCACGCCTTATGGGCGGGCATTCGTGGCCCAGTCTATGACCTGGGCAGAACTGGAAGCTCAGAATGGCGGCCTCCGTGTTACTGATGTCTTCCGAAGCAAGGTAGAGCATGGCGAAGTTATAACCGGAAAGGTGCCGCGCGGCTACATGATTCAAAATAAGCATTTAGTTTTTTCTGACGAGGCACCCGCGATGTTGGATAGTATTCAATACTTCCATCGGGAACAGGGACTTGCCAAAACGATAAACTACATGCGGGAGACTCACGGAATAATCATGAGTATCCAGAACTTAAAAAACAGTATTTTGCGTAACGAAAAATACACCGGTCGCTATCGCGGAAACAATGCCTACTGTCCACGGCTGATTTCTGA